GTTCAAGTCCTGTCACCCGCATGATTTTATAAGATAAGTAAAATAGGATGTTATAGATTAAACCCTTGCAGATAGGCATTTGCAAGGGTTTTGTTTTACTCTTTTAAGTCCTCATTTTTCCGCTTATAGTCTTTAATTTTCTTAACTATGCAACACGAAATGCAACACGAAAACAATTAAAAATACTTTGCTTTTTCTTCATCTGTAAGGCTGCTAAAACTTAAAATCAGCAGCCTTGTATAATTCTATGCAGTAGCCACACTCAAAGCACCGCTCTCATCAGTCCTTAACATGCAACACTCAAATTCACCGTTTATAGTATTGTCAAATATATACCTTTTACCGTCTATAACCTGTAAACCCGTTACTGCATATCCGTCATCACCAAAATAGTACCAGTGATTATTTATCGTTTTCCAGCTTGACTTTATATAGCTGTTGCCAGTATCTGCATACCACCATCCTCTGTCATCTCTATTCCAACCTTGCACATACTTATTAAGAGGGATATTTGTCTTTACCTTGCTGCCATTTTCCAGTACCACGGCTGTATGGTGAAATTCATATAACAGTATATCACCCCTTTTTACATATTCATCTGATACCAAGTATTTTTGTTCTGTCAATAGTTCAAACTCACCTGTAGCCAATAATGCAGCTGCTTCATTCCCTGTATAAATATCCCCAGATACATATACACCGGCAGCATTTACACATACAGCAACAAGAGCGGAACAATCAGTCTCGCAAGGCTCATTTATGGCTTTTATATTAAATTTATTAGCCCTACATAACTTATAAAGAGTTGTTCTCTGCCCCTGGTCATATCCTATATTATTATTAGCACAAGCCTCTTCCATTGCTTTTGCAATATTCTCGGCTACTGTAGACTTCTTTGCTCTTAATAATTTATTCCAAGGTCTATTATACCAACCTCTTACAGCTACTTCCTTGCCGTCCTGATCGCCTGCCATACCACCACTGTACTTCCCTCTTTCATCCCTGCTTGCTTGCCCGATTTTAACCATGTGTTACTCCTTTCTAATCTCTGATTATCTCAATTCCGTACTTTTCACAAGCTTCATGCTCCATTACACAACCTCTATCACTCTAACAATAAAATCTATTCTTAAGAAGTTGTATCGTCCTTTTTAGCCTTTAATACATCTAAAGCTTTTTTTAATACTTCCGTTCCGGTACCGCCCATTAGTGAATAATTTTCCAATATACTTAACCCCTCATTTACTATAAATGCCATACACGCAGCATTTCTTATGTAATTAATATTAAGAACTTTATCCAAATGAAAAGCAATCACTATCATAAATAAGGTTGCAAGCTTCTTAACAAGTCCTTTCCAGCCCGCAACCGAACTCAAGGAACCATGTTCACTTTTTTTACTTTTATGAAATATTCCTGCAACTGTCATACCCATTACATAGTCTATAACCATGAAAACAAGCAAGGTTCTAAGAGCTATGTCAAATCCACCACACAATGTTACTACCAAACCACCTATTCCTCCTGCCACAATTTCTACTATGTTTTTCATTAATGCTTATCCTCCTTCTTTTTCGCATCACTATCAGTTGCCAAATCTTCTCTGCCTTTTTCCTTTAACTTTCTTGCAACTCCCGCTTTTAGCTTTGCCATTACTTGGCTAAACTTGTACACTCCATCAATTATCAGATTAGCTATTACTTCGAATAAATGATCCATATATACTCCTTTCCTAAGACATTAGGTTTGTACTTAGCTCTACTAGAGCCAAGTCGGTTGTAATTTGTTTGTTTTCAAGTTTTTCTTGATTACTCTCAAGTACTTTTATTTTTTCCTCAAATTCTTTTTTAAGTTCCTCTTCTGGTGTTAAAGGTCTGTCAATATAGATCGGTTCGATTTTATCCCCATCTACATCAAACCTGATTAAATTTTTCCCAATTGGCACATCTACTTTAATAAACTTCAAACCGCCCACCGGGTCCGGAGCAACATCCATCATCTGATAGTAGATATTGCCCTGTTCGTCATATATTACTTTCATATATCTCCTTTCTGTATTTTGCATTAAAAAAGCACTTCATAATGAGGTGCTAATTTATAAACTCTATGTGATTTATAACAACCTCAGCCGACAACGGGTAAAAGCTTGTTCCGTCTGCGTATGCGAGCACAAAGCATTGTTCGTTTATACCCGACACATCAACCTCAGCCCACAACTGCTGACCTGTAAATCTGCCGTGTTCTCGCACTTTATCATCCTGAGCACCGTCAACGAATGAGGCGTGTACGCCTTTATAGTTATTATTTAAATCAACTACGAAATTATACAAGTCGGGATACACTCTTTTTGTTACGTTCTTTTTGCTTACCGCAACGATACCGAATTGAATTTCCGACAGGTCATTGCTGTTTCTTCTTTTTTGATATGAGCCGCTTAGTATCTTTGCGCCGATTTTTATTTTTCTAAACGGCGTTAAATTTACGCTGTGTGAAAAGAAGATCGCTAAGGGGTTGTTGCCCCACCTTGTATCGCCTTGTGCGGTCAAGCTAAACCTTAACCCACCGTCACGTATTCCTAAATAATTGATTTTTTCATTGTAACTGACAAACGTTTTACCTTGCCCAAATGATAAATTACCATTTGCATAAACCTCACCTAATCTAATCAACCTGTCTGCACTCGCCACTCCCGACAGTAAGTTTCCGTCGAAAGTGGCATTATAAAAAGCCGCTCTACCCGTCCCGTAATCAATTAGTTCACCTTGTACGCCGAACATATTGACGCCGGCTCGAATATTAGATCCGACAAGATCGTGTTCAGCAAGGTACACCCAGTTAGCATTCTCGATCAAATAGCCGTTGCCGATTTTTAGAACGACACCTCTACCTGCGACAGGGTGGTCCACATAATGCCCTTCGTTATTCCACGCATATAACATATCTGAAAAGCCACTACGGGCGGGATTCCAAATATATATACTGCCCTGCACACCCGCTATATTCTTATCAGCTCTTATATTTTCTGTTCTCAGGTGCGGTTCAGGCTTGAAAACTAGTTCAGTATTATTATCAAGTGCGTATTTTTTACCGTCTGGCGGCTTTACCGATACGGCGATACCCCTGCCGTGTGCGGGGCTGTCAATAGCTACTCCCTGCCCGATATCATCAGCCCTCTGGTGTGCTAATCTATAAAAAGGCACATCAAAATTATCAGTCTTAAGCAGCGGCATAGTGCCTTGCACGACCTCATCATTGCTATCTGAAGTAATTGTACTTTTCCCTTCTAGTACATCTGATTTACCAGCAGTTACATCCTCACTATATGTTCCTCCGGTATTGCCTATTATTATGCCTTTCCCCATATGTTACACCCCCTTAAGACCGACTGAAAATGTAATAGTCGGTTTTTTAATCGCATAAAATATGATACTGCCGTCTGTGGTCTTTGCTGCATATAGGTAAGAAAAATTTTTATTATAAGCTTTTATGTTCTGATAAAGACTTGTTTCACTTAAAGTACTAAACACAATAGGGTTATCTGTTGCTTTGATATCACTTAGTGTTAAAGTCTGTTGCCACATGCCATTTACCGACTGCCAGTTATCAACATTTAAGGATACTATCAGCTCCCTTAAAACCTTTTCAATTAAAAAGCTTTTATCTTCTGTTATAGCTTTATCCAATAACTCAAAATTAGTATTAAAATCTTCCACATTGTAATTATCAGATCTATCCGGCATATTTAATTTTAGTTTTTCTGTTTTTCTCATATTCACCTACCTTAAATCAAGCCTTGTCAGCTCCTCATGAGTGTAAGTTTCCAAGCTTCCATAAGTCTTCTTTTCAAGCATTCTGTGAGTTGTGTACCAAAGAGATACAGATAAAAGCATATTAGCCGGTACTATCCTATCCGCAAGCTTTTCTATTTCTTCTTTTAGTTCACTTGATGACAGGGCAACTGTTATTTTTACAGAGTATTTGTCATTATCGATCTCTAACTTAAAGTCTTTCTCATTCTTCACCATAGCAAGTAGGTTTTTGTACAGAACTCTGACAGTATAGGGTAGCTTACCTTGCATAATTGACAAAATCCTAAGATTTTTCACATCAAGCTCATCTGTATCTTTACTTGTAATATGCAGTATTCTTTCCCACCTACTCGCTGTAGACTCGTCTTGAGTGAGAACAAAGCTGTTGTCTATATACTTATCAGCCTCACTCCATAACCATTCTACTTCCGGCTGCTCTGATTGCATGAGCTGATCAAATTCTTCTATATTTTTAAGAATGTCAGGCAAGTAATTGATTAATTTTCTATCCATTTATACTACCTCTTACAGCTATAGCATTCTTATCCAATACGACATTTGAAGCTGCACCGTTTAATTTGGTATCCGATATATCTTTTACACCCTCTATCGCCAGTATTCGACTTTCTATATTGGATATTCTAACAACTAAGCTGTCATTTTTATCCCACGTCTGATTAAGTTGATGTAAATACTCATCTACTGCTTTTGTAATGTGTGATTGTAAAGCCTGAAAGCTAAATCCTGTATCGTAAACAATATTTGCATTTATATTGATACTTATTCCATCTGCAGCTTTCACATGACAAATGTGCCCTATAGGGGCAAGTCCATCACCGGCTTGATTCTGAAAAGGATCAATAAGTTCTTGTACTTTAGATACAAGTGTATTGTTTGCCACGCCATGCTCAGCATTAGTTATAACCAATAACACATTAGCCCCTGTCTCAACTCCTTCAGAATTAACCGACCTATAAACCTTACATCCGCCTACACCTTCTACAGTAGTAACTTTTTGATAATAATCTTTTTTATTGCCCCCAAAAGCTTGACTTTCAAAAGATGAAAAGTATCTTTGCCTAAAAGCTTCTGTATCCTCTTCATCTTCCCCATGGATTTCTATATTCTCTATTTGAGCGGTTTCAAGTCCGTTTATATATTCAATTGGTATTAAGCTTCCTCTTTCTCCATTAGGAGCTGCTCCGGAAGTTTCACATGTTATATAAAACCTTCCTGTGCTTATTTTTTCACTTACGGTCCAATTAAATTTTGTACTTGAAAATCTGCTGCCGATACTCACATCTATATTGAATACCGCTATAGCCTTTGCAAAAGTAGCTGGGTTAGGTACAAGCCCTCTCTCAGCCGCACGCTTTATCAAATACTCCCTTGGTGCCGTATCTGCAAATGTACAATCCACCAAGTAATTAAGCGCAATATATGCTTGTGCGAGCTCTGCACATACCGGAGCTACAGCAGAATAAATAACAGAGCCCTCCCTCTTATCAATACTGTTATCAACTCTTGCAAGGACTCTATTTAATATATTTTCATAAGTATGTTCTTCAAACACTACAAACTTACCTCCGTTTCTGCTTCGATTTCCCCAAATATAGTATCTACTATAAAAGTAACTATGATAGCGTCCTTTATTCTTTCAAATCCGAAATCATATACAGCCTTTATCCTATCATCTTGAAGTAATGCTTCACTTATAAGCCTTTCGCTTTCATCTTCTACTATATCCGGATGTACACCTATAAGGTCTTCAAACTCTGCGCCATAATTCCATGAGTAAATTAAAAACTTATATCTTTCAGTATTTAATATAAGAGCTATAGCCTGTTTTATTGCTTCTTTTTCATCTACAAAGCCTGTTATCTTATTGGAAATAAAATCTATGGCAAAAGTATTACTTGGGTATGTTTTTTCTTCCACTTGCAAAATACTGTTATTTATTACCGGCAACATATCTCTACCTCGCTCTATCTAAAACTATGTACTTTTGTCCACCGTCAACTCTTATAAGTATGACCTTTTCCCCAACTTTCAGCTTTTGATTAAAAGTTAAATTCCTTTTTCCACCCTCTAATCCGTCTACCTCGATAGAATAATTACTCACTTGACTTGTAAGTATCAAAGCTTGTTCAGGTACCGTCAGTTTTTGATCTATCCATATCTCGATCGGATCCACCTTAATGACTTTGCCAAATCTAAAACTCATAGGGTCTTGATTATTTATTGCTTCAACTGCAGCTTGTTTAACTGCTTCCACTAAGTTATACACTAAATGATCCCCCTCTCAGTTTCATTGACATTAAATGCTCATCATTCTTAAATGTATGTGTTACTTGTTCAACTACCATGTAGTTGGATATCTTACTGTCTTCTATTTCAAGCATGACTACTACAGATGATCCGGCTCTTACCCTTATATCTCCAAATGCATCCTTTATACTTAACGTTTTAGACACCTTATTATAGTATTTAAGCAATGCCTCAGCTTTACCTGCACCGGATTCTTTGTTTTCTACGGTTTCATTAAGCTGTAAGACACCCCATTTATTTATATTTTCACTACTCTTCACTAAGAATATATCATTAGACTTGTTAGCGGTATTTTTATACTCCACTTTTACCTGATTGTATGTTTTACTATCAATCGAACTGTTATACTCATAGCCCTGAGCCGTATTGGCACTTATAAGTAGATCAAGCTTCATACTTTCAATGTGCTTAAGTGTAAGTTTACCTACATCATCATAAAATACATAAAGCTTACCTGTGTTTTGTAATGTTTCATCTATAGCAGTCTGTATAATATCAAAAAGAGTCTTATTTGGCTCTTCTCTGCGTGGTATCTTATA